ATGAATACAAAAGACAACATGATAACAGACATTAGTGCTGAACTCGAAAAAGAATTTGGAGTACCAGGTACTCCCGAACGTGCCAAGTTCGATGAAGAAGCATACGCTTTCTATACAGGGCAAATATTATTAGAGGCAAGACGGGAAGCAAAAGTAACTCAATCGGAACTTGCCAAAAGGATAAACGCTACTAAATCGTATATTTCTCGTATTGAGAACGGTTCTATCAATCCAAGTGTAGGTACATTCTATCGGATAATGAATGCGCTTGGGTTAAGGGTTGAAATTGTTAAACCTCTTATGTAATAAAAAAGAAGGTGTGTCGAAACTATCCTGTTCCCGCGCCCCTCGCAGGATCGCATTAAAACCGGCCCTATAAAAATCTGATTGATAAGGTCTGTCCTTTTGCAGCCCCGCATCAAGTGCGGGGACAAGGAGATTTTGACATACCCTCTTTAAAATATGTCTCAAAAGAGAACTTGCGTAAACAAATGCCTTATGCAAAGGTTACAGACTTGCAAGCCATTTTTTTCCAGACTTAGTATTAAGCCAAATGGCTATACCTGCTGCAATAATCGCTCCTACCAAGAAAAACATAATTATGAAATCCATATCACAGACTTTCCAGCCACTTTTTACCGAACTTAGTATTTAACCAGATTGCTATGGCAGATCCTACCACTGCCATTATGCAGAATAATCCTATTAATGCGCCCATATCTTTTTACTTTATTATTTTATGCAAATATGTAAGTCGCATTTGCTCCAGTTACAAAACAGCAACAGCTTTGCGTATGTTATCCAATATCACGGACAACTTACTATCACGCCGAGCGGTCTGCATATCGTAATTGGATTGCATATTCACCCATATGTAAGCAGGTATTCCGGTTGCCGCCTCAATCTTCAATGCGTATTCGGTGGTTATCGGGCGTTTGCCGTTTATCACCTCGTTAAGCACGGAATAAGAAACACCAATTACAGCCGCAAATTTCCTTTGCGACATTCCACGTGATTCTAACTCGTCTTTCAGTATTTCTCCCGGATGTATCGGGGTGGACGGTTGTAGCTCGTGCGGTGCGTAAGTTTTTTTTGTTTCCATATCCACAACTATTTGTAATGATTACTAATATCCAGCAAACGGCAGACTGTTACTATTTGCTCATTCATAACATCCCTAACGGTAAATTCAAGTCGGTATTGCCGATTTATCCGCACGGATGAAATACCTTTCTTATCCCCTTTCAAAACCTCGTAATTGAGTGCATTGTTTCGGAACAAGTCGGTAATGGTATTTGCGGAAGAAAGCACAAAAACTGCCTTTTGATAACCTCTTATCACTTTTGGCTGGTAGCGGTGCTTTTTGTCGTTCGTTCTACCTTCTGTATAGAGTTCACGCAAATAGTCCTTGTCAAATTCAATAATCATATCTTTCCGTTCCTTTGTGCAAAGTTACCTTTTTTGCAAATATTCGCAAATTATCGAACACTTTATTTACACTCAGGGGCTACAATCTGGATTTCCCCCATCGCTAAGCATCTAATAAACTTGGTGATGGATTTTTTTTGCTTCTTTTATAATCGGAATGAACTTCTTTCTATCAATCCCAGGTAAATTGAATTTTGTATTCAGGGATTTGTTATATTAAAGATTTTAACCATCTTTGCTGCATTAAATAATAATCGTTATGTCCATAACAGGTATTAGAGAACTTCTTTCACGTTCAGATGCAAGCGGATCAAAATCCACAATATTGAAACCTTTGACATGGTTCTTAGCACTAATAATTGGAGGTATTTTGACATTACTAAAATTTGGATCGCCTATTTGGTTAACTATAATGCTGGCTGTTATTTTTTGCTTAGGAGTTGCTGTATTCTTTTTTGTTTACATATATTGTTTGATAAATGATAGAGATTCATTAAGAAGTGAAAAATTTACTATTCAAAAACTGGCTATTGAAAAAGGAATTATGGGTGATGATGTGACTGGAATTGCACCATTATCTAATAATCGTCAACCAAACGAATGTAACTCTCGACTATCAAAGGAGGATGGAATATGAAAAAAAGATTTGTAGTTTGTTATAGCGACAACATCCCCAAAGAAAAGGAGATGCATTTTATACAATTTATAAAAGATAATAAATTGGGGTGGTGGCATTGGATTAGTAATATGTGGCTGTTGGTAGATAGTTCTGGTCAAATGACAGCATCAATACTTAGAGACAAAATATGTAAGCTTTATTCTGAAAATCGAGTTATGGTTATTGAATTGGATGGAGATAGAGACACGTGGGCCGGCTTTGGACCAACTCAACCCAAAAATATGTTTGACTGGATAAAACAAAATTGGGGGAAGGATTGAATTTAAATTCCATAACCCAGAATTCCCCATCGCTAAGCATCTAAACTTGGTGATGGGGGATTCTCTCTATTTTTTATAGCACAGTTTACAAGCTCGTTTACCTTGTTGTTTAGCCGTTTCCAAAGAAACCAACTTAACTTCCCCTTTACAATTATCCAGTCCTTTGCAGTTCTTGTTGGAATGGTACACTTTAGCGTATCTACCAGTGCAAATATATACATTTGCTACTTGAGCGGCTCCAGTCAAGGACACCAATAAAGTTACTACTAAAAGTAACTTTAATGTCTGTTTAATTTTTGTGTTCATATGAATTTATTCAAGATTTGTTAAATGATTCATCTATAATATTTTGCATATAAGGTGTAATTGTGGTTTGGTCCTATTTATAACTCATCTTGTTCTTTTTGAAACTGTTTATCTGATAGGTTCTTATCATAATATGATAATGTAACATAATAGAACATTTTTCCTCCCCTTGATTCACCATATTCCCAGTATAATATTATGCCCGTTCTGTCATCTTCAAATATTATAATATCAGTATCTTCTTTTAGTACATACATGTCGTATTTTAATGTTAACGCATTTTTTATCGTATTAAATTTGTCAATGGCTTGATCTTTATTAATATGTCCAGATGAATATACTACAGATTTCCATAAATCGTTATAAAAAGATAGAGTAGCATTGTCAAAGTTGAAACCTCCAATACGAACATTATCATACATAACAATACTTTGATCTTCTTCCAATACATTGTGTTTTTCTTTTTCTAAATGCCATCTCACTATTTTGTAACTTGTGTGAAAGGTTAATCCGTAAAATGTTCTATTTATTTCTTTTGCAAAAGAAATAAATATACATACAAATAGAATAGAAATAATAACTAAGATTTTTCTCATGTCGTTTATATTTAGTTTGTTTTTCCAAAAAATTTATCTTTACTTATTGTAGGCATAGATAGATTACCATTTCTAACCTGATAAAGAGTTACTGTATAATTGGGAATAGACGTACCAGATTCGTCCTCTTTCAGATACATATCAAAATAATCGTTTTCCCCTGTTTCGCTAAAAGAAACATCTGTTTCGAATCCCCCTATAATGTCATTGGGCATTGTTAGATTAGGATTCCAGTCATTTCCATAAAAACATTTCATTTTGTAAATTCCTTGAGGTATATTGCGAATCTTAAAATTAACTCCTGCTTGGATATAAGTATTTCTTGCGCAAGTATTACTTAGAATATTGTATAAAAGAACAACGACATCGCTTTTTGAACCATTTTTTATTAAGATATAATTATCAATGCTTTTATCATATTTGTTTTTTCCAATATAAGCACTGTATGGAGATGCTCCATTTTTTAATTGATTACCTTTGTAATAGGATTCTTCTCTTGGAGCAACGACCTCTTCGGCAATTAATTTGTCGCTTTCTGCATCGATATTTTTATCCATTGAATGATTTGATTCTTCATATTCATTTAATATCCAAATTAAAATCAATATGCCACATACTGTTAAAAATGATTTTGCAAGTATCGTTAAACATCCTACACCCGCTTGATGATATGCAGATTGACGTTGTTTATCTTTATTAGTAGACGTTTTTGAGCTACTGTTTGCCTGTCTTGATTCTCGATATTGATGCGTTACATTATTATACTCATTTTCTTTATTTTGTTGTCCCCGCATATTATCATTATTAGACTGATGCATCAATCGATATAGGCGCATATCATATTCCATCCTCTTTTGAGGATCGGAAAGAGTATTATATGCATTTTGTATCTTTAAATACATCTCAGAGTTGCCACCTGTAACATCTGGATGGTATATCAAAGATAATTTTCTATACGACGCTTTTATTTCTTCAAGGGTAGCATTGTCTTTTACCCCTAATACATTGTATAGAGTAATCATTTAAAAAAAAAACTTTTCACTTTATCTTTTCTCTTGTTTTAAAATCAATCACTATGCAATCTCGGTCTCCGATTGGCGATCATTCTTTCTTTTTAAGCCAACCATCTCTCGGAGTACAGCATTTTCGGCACGGAGAGATATTATCTCTTCATCTAATAATTTCACAGGCAAAGGAGCAGAATCACTCAATAGCATTTCGCCTTTACCTCGGAGAAGCCATTCGGCAGAGACTTTCTCAAACGATTCTAATATAAGTAATATTGTACTTGAAGAAAGTTGAGTATTTGAGTTGATTTGATTATTGAGTGTTTTCTGATTAACAGAATGCTCTTTAGCAAGAGTCGTAGGATTAGAATTAAATCTATCCAAAACTATTCTAATCCTTTGTTTTACAAAATCTTCCATAATTTGATTATTTAGATTGATTCTAAATAGAATAATTTTACTTGAAATATATGTTTGCAAGTAAAATATTACTTATATTTGCACCGTGATACAACCCCAAGAAGTATCACAACGCAACAAAAAAGTTTAATATACAAAAATAATATACATTATGTTAGCGACAAAGCAAAAGCGAAGAAAAAAGACAGTCATTGACGGAATAGTAATGCGCCCTGTCTGGACTGAAACATTTAAGAATTTCAAGGTTGGTGAATCAAAGACATTCTACCGACCGGACCTAACCACAACCCAGGCCCGTGTCATAGCTGCAAGGCTGAACACTTCCACAAACATGAAATTTTCTGTCTCTACTGGAGAGTTGGAAGAATACTGTATTGTAAAACGGGAGGCGTGAGTTATGGGAACTGCATTCACAAGGGAAGAGTTAATGTCCGATACATTATGGCACATCCGAGAAGATCTACAAGAACAGAGAGCCATCTTACAACGACTGGGATATCCTTATCTGAAATGGTTGCAGAAGCAAGGTCTTATTCCGAACAAGAAAAGAAGCCAGAGACCTCTGTAATAGTATCAGAGGATTTTTAGGAATGCAAAAGATTACAACTCCGTGCGAAGAGCTTGATATGTCTCTTCTATCCAAAGAAAAGCAGAAAGATAATACTCAATTGTCTCCTCGGAAATTCCCTTGCTCTGCATCGCTGCCTGCCGATCGGAACCAAACGAATGCTGATTGCGACACGCTTCAAGTGCATATTTCACGAACGCACGACGATCATACCAGTTTAGACTTTCAGGTGAACCTGATAAGAAAGAAATAAATAATTCATTTTCATTCATACTGCTTAATTTTTAAAGTTTTCAATCACAAAGTTAAGCAATCCCAGCAGAGGGTAGTGCCTCCGCTGGGAACAAAAAAACAAACAACCCTATGAACGCAGAAATAACATTCTTCGAGAAATCGGTCACCTACGACAAGTTTGTGACGGATATAGCCGCCCGTCTCGCTTCATTCATGAAAGAGGACAAAGACGATCCGGAATATATCTCACAGCGGAGAGCGGAAAGAATATACGGACAGGCAAACATACTCCGCTGGAGAAGATCAGGAGCTATCAAACCAATAATAAGACCGGGTAAGATAGAATATCCAACGGCCCAACTGAAAGAGTTAAGCCGTGTAGACGAGATATTCATCAGATGGCAATTGAGCAAAAAGAAAAAATAAACCAACCGTCGGAGTTTTCCGATATCCGCTCCTTTAGCTCAGACAGGTCAGAGCAGATCACTCATAATGATAAGGTCGCCGGTTCAAGTCCGGCAGGGAGCACCGATATAGACGTTCTTTAACATTGTGGATTAAATCCTGCCTTCCAGTAAATAGGCTTTTGCTTGGGCTGGTAGACGGGTCGTTTCAATCGATCAGCAACAAACTGTATGAGGTTATCGCTTCCGGTGTTGTTTAACCGGTGTTGTCGATGTGAGGTTGGGACGCGTAACGTTCACTTTCAGATGATCCCTTTCGGTATTACTCGGTCATGGAGTTGGTCAACCGTCGTTACGAATAAGATATATCCCGGACATGAAGGCGCTACGCTGCTGATTGGATCGGCTGCCGGGAACGAAATATTGAAATAAACAAAGATGAAAAACGAAGATTTGATTTTAGAGAGCATCGAAAAGGCGATAACTTGTGTGAAGGTGGCAAAAACTTTGTTTGTCAACAAGAAAGAGACATTGTCAATGGATGACATCTATACTTGCACAAAATTTAGAGAAGCGTCAGACGCATTAAGGTTGCTGTATGGCATATTTCACGATGACCAATATATGAATTTCCGCACAAGTGACGAGGCGATAAGGGAGCTTGATAAAATCAGGACCACCGAGGAATCGAAAAAACACATCAACAGCCCTGCTTTTATCTTCAGAAATGGATTGATAGAAGTCAAAACGGTAGACTCTTCTGGTGATATTGAATATATCAGTATAGTAGAGTATCTCTCAAGGTTAGCAGAGTTTTGCTGTATTCATCGTGGGAATTGCGAATCAGATGGTCAAACAGGCTCTCCAGTGAATTCCACTGCCTCATGTCGCCAAAATGAAGGATTATCTTCCAAAGATACGGATTTTCACAAAAAAGAGAGAATATCCTCGCGGCAATCACATTGTAATAATCCCGATGATACCGGGGTTCCGACAAAATCGGCATCCATTGATTCAACCATCCTCCGCGAAGTGTCTGAGATAATAATTGGCGATCACATTTCACCAGGTCATAAAGATAATCCCGGACGCTTGGGGCGTAACGGCTCTTGAATTGGTTATCATCTTTGCTCCATTGTTCATACATCTTATACAAATGGAACATTGATGACAATTCGCATATTGATTCTTCAAACCATATAAGACCGGTTATCTCTCCAGATAGCTTACCGTTTATCAGATGGTGGCAGTATTCGTGTGCGAATTGATACACCCATTTACACCAGTAATTATCATGTGCTGACAGATATATATAATGATCTGTTCCTGATTGGCAGCACATTGGATTCTCTGGCTGATGACGTATAACGCATTTGCAAGTAGAAAAAGACTCTAAACCGAGACATTCAGAGAAATTGATGTCTATTGATCTTAAGATATCATATACTATGTAACGGCTGTATTTACCGAATGACTCATTATCTTCAAAAAACAGATTATCTGCTATTTGTACAGTACAATTAGAACTCATTTTTCTTAATTTTTTTGATTTGACACTACAAAGTTAAGAAAACCCGGTACAAAGGCGCGAAGCTGTCGATCGGATCGGCTGCCGGGGACGAATTTTTACTCAACTAATTCTTTAATTTTTATTGTTTACAGCTAACGAAGTTGGCAAAACCAACTTATCCGTATCCTCTTGCGACAAGCCGATACGGTTTCTTTTTTGACTCTTTTTATTTCCATACTATATAACTCGTGGCAATCCCTATCCGGGTATCCTTGCGGTGGTTGGTTAAGAAGACCGTATTGCCACATAACAAACATTGATATGAAAGAAATATTTATTCCGCCTTAGAGATGGTTGGGCGGCCAAATAAACAAGGTGAAAATTTTAATTATATCAACGTGTCTCGCCTAAAAAGCTCACCTGGGTTTACACGCGGATCGAGTCCGCGATTGGCCTCAGTTATTTTTTATTGGTTTAGAATAAGTAGTAATATCGCCGTATCGGCCTGTGATAGGTAGATACGGTTTCCTTTTTGAAACAAATTTAAAAATCAACGATATGGAAACAGAAAACAAAATCATCTTTGTGATGGCCTTGCTTATGGCAATAGGCAGTGGTGTCGGGATGTTCTACAACTATTCCCTTGTTCTCTTCTTTGCATGTAGCCTTTCCTTATTATATGCAATACATAAGGAGGAACGGAAATGAAGGAGATCTACATCAAGAACCCGGACGGCGATCTTTGCTACGACGGAGAAGAAACCAATGATCCAGAATTCGACGAAATGTTAGAAGATTGGAGGTTTGAAATGAACACGTACAACTATTAAAACATAGCAAATGAAAACAAAAGAAGACTTGCAGGCGATGAGCCACGGAGAGCTCGTTGAATACGCATTGGAAGCACAGAATAACATAATTATTGCATGTGACTATCAAAGAAAATGCATAAGGCTGGAGGAGATCCTTTCCGCCATCGGCATCGTATATGAGGCTTACAAAAACGAACAACATTAAAACAGTATAATAATGGAACAACAGATTCAAACAACAGAACTGCAGATTACCCAGGCAAAACAAGCTGCCGAATTTGCACTTACTCCGGTCGGACAGATAGTGAAACAGTTCGAGGTCATGCAACGCATGGCAAAGATGTACACGGAAAGCACAATCGTACCAGAAACCTATAAAGGCAATGTTGGCAACTGTGTGATTGCGATTGATATGGCAACACGTATGGGCGTGAATTCGCTGATGGTCATGCAAAACCTTTACATTGTCAAGGGCAACCCCTCATGGTCGAGCAAATTCCTTATTGCTACCATCAACATGAGTGGTAAATATTCATCCCTACGATACCGAAAACGAAGTCTCGGTAAGGTCGGAAAGATCAAATATAACGAAACGGTTTGGGATAATGTTGCTAAGCGTAATACCATAGTGGTAAAAGAGTTTGACGGTACAGATGTTGACAACATTGAATGTATTGCCTACGCAACTGAACTTTCTACAGGGGAGACACTTGAATCCGATCCTATAACGATTGAAACGGCAATTAAGGAAGGATGGTATACAAAAACCGGTAGCAAGTGGGTTACAATGCCAAGCCTTATGCTTACTTATCGTGCTGCTGCATTCTGGCAACGTATGTACTGTCCTGAAATCAGCATGGGATTCTTGACTAAAGAAGAAGCTGACGACATACAGGATGTCGAATATGAAGAAATCAAGCCCAAAAACAAGCTGGCCGATCTGGCAAGCAAAGCAGCCGTCCAAAAAAAAATGGAAGAACAGCAACCATACCCGGCTGAAAAAGCAGAGACGGATAGTAAACAACCCTCACAAAAAACCCTGTTATGATTGATAATGCAGCACAGCATACGATAGCTTGGTTCCGCGCCCGTCATGGGAATATCACAGGCAGCAATGTCGGCTTACTAATGAAAAGCGGGCGCACGGACATCTTTTCTGAAACGGGGAAAAGCTACATATATCAAATAGCATCAGAAAGGGCAATGAATCCGGCTATCGTTAATGACGATAGCCAGTTTGCCGAATATCTCAAGCAAACGGAAGTGACCAGCAAGGCGATACGATGGGGCAACGAACAAGAGGCGGATGCTCGCAACCTGTATGCCGAAATATCCGGTCTGCATATTGTGGAGGTCGGTTCGTGCAAACATCCTACCATTCCACATTTTGCCAGCAGTCCAGACGGTTTTTACTACGACGAGAACACCGGCATAAAGTCCTGTCTGGAAATAAAATGTCCCAACCAGGCAACATTCATGCGTTACAAGAACGAGATTTATGACAACGCATCCCTATTAAGCGTAAAATATGAATACTTCTACCAGTGCATGGCACACATGATGTGTACAGGGGCGAAAGAGGTATATTTCATTGCCTATAATCCATACCAATCCGATCCGATACACATCGTCCGTATCCTGCCGGATGAAAAAATATTCGCGGAGATGGATAGGCGTATACGCCTTGCTAACGATATGATAGATAAAATAATTAATTGAAATGGAAACTAACTATCAGAAAAATACACCTGACAATTTCTGGCAAATAAGATGGCTTGACAAATACATGGAAGGTCATAAAGGATTCATTGCCGGAGGATGTTTTAAGAATATCCTTTCCGGAGAAAGAGTAAAAGACATTGATATTTTCTTTGAAAGTGAAAGCGATTTTCAGGAAGCTGTTAATTTGTTCAATGATGGAAGACATCAGAAAGAAGGATGGAAATTTAAGTATAGGAATGAGAAGGTATGCGCATTCCAGAAAGAGGGAGAAAAGGTATGGGTAGAGTTCATAGAGTCAGAGTTCGGAAAGCCAGAAGAGATTCTCAGGAGCTTCGACTTTACTGTGGCAAAAATGGCCTACTATAAGGAGCCTAAATACGAAGAAAAGGAAGATGATTATTTTCCATTCTCATCTGCAAGTATAGTAGCATACGAGTACAAACTACTCTATCATGAGAAATTCTTCGAACATCTTCATATGAAGAGGCTGGTCATTGACGAAAATATTCCTTTCCCAATCAGCACATGGGAGCGTACATACCGGTACAAAGGCTATGGTTATGACATGTGTCGGGAAACCAAGAAAAAACTTTTAGAAGCTATTCAGAAAACGGATTTAGATTCTGCCGATTTATCCATGTATAATAATGGTGGATGGGACTAATAAAAAATATAGAGAAATGAACACACAATTAGCAATCAAAGAAAGCGATCTTGAACTGGTCGTTAGTGAAAAAACATTAGGTAGCCTTACTACTAATGCGATCCAAATCAGAGACATGGTAAAATCAACTCTTCCCATGTACGATATATCTAACTATAACGATGACAATATCGACCAAGCGAAGAGAGATAAAGCTGCTCTCAACAAGGCGGCCAAACTTCTCAACTCAAAACGTCTTGAAATCGAGAAGGAATTTATGAAACCTTTCGGAGAGTTCAAGGATGTTGTGGCTGAAACCGTAAAATTGATTGGCGAATGCTCTGCCAAGATTGACACGGTAGTCAAGCAGAACGAACAGCAGTATAAAGACAAGAAACTTGCCGTTATCCGTTCCTACTTCGACGATGGAAATACGAATCTGATCGACTTTCGGAAAATCTTCAAGCAGGAATGGCTTAACAAGTCCACAAGCATGAAAGCGGTACAAGCAGACATTGAAACGGTTTTCGCTAAGGTTGACGAAGATCTTGAAACGCTTAAAGGCTTTGGCGGTGATGATTTTGACGTACTTCGCACATACTATATGGACACGATGAACATTGGCAATACCATCCAGTATGCTAATCGTCTGAAGGAACAACGCGAACGTGCCCAAGCAGCAGAAGAAGCACGTATCAAAGCTGAACAGGAACGAAAAGAACAGGAAGAAGCACGTAAGAAAGTAGAAGCAGAACAACCCAAAGTTAGCCAACCCAATCCTTTTAATACGGCTAATCAAAGGATGAATAGGCAACCTTCTTTTATGGATCAGCCTAAAGAACAGCCTGTGCCGGCACAGCCGGAACTTCTAACTCGTGCCTTCAAGGTCACAACAACCCGTGAAAATATTATCGCTCTCGGCAACTTCATGAACGAACACGGCATTGACTTCGACAAGATAGAGGTTCCATGACTTGAGGATGAAGACAGGATAAGTAAAACAGATATTAAAACAATCATAGGTCTGCTCAATCGATCGCAAGTACTAATAGACGCCAACTGCTCTAAGCCGGTCGATCTGGATGTAGCCCGCAGATGCAGGAAGATGGCCCGTAAATTAGAAAGGAGCTTGAAATGAATGATTACGAATACATTCCGGATTGGAAAGTCTGGGAATAGTCGAATAGTATGTTTTGCATGGTATTAGTTTAGGTTAGTTTCCCCTTGCCGTCCGTGAGGATATGCAGAGGGGAGTTTTGGGACGAAAGGAAGTGATCACATAAGCCATGCGTCAGAGCGGTTCGATTCCGCTCCGTCCCACAAATAGGTTGAACGAATTAAAAGAAATAGATTATGATGCACAATTGGTTTGAATGTAAAGTCTCCTATGAAAAGATAATGGAGGACGGAAAGCAAAAGAAAGTGACGGAGCCCTATTTGGTTGATGCCTTGTCGTTTACAGAAGCAGAGGCTCGTATCATCGAAGAATTAACCCCTTTTATCAGCGGTGAGTTTGTGATAAAAGACATCAAACGGGCAAAGTTGTCCGAGATATTCTTCAATGAGAATGGCGACCGCTTCTATAAGATCAAAGTCTACTTCATTACGCTTGATGAGAAAAGCGGAGCTGAAAAGAAAACAGCTGCACAGATGCTGACACAAGCCTCCAATTTGAAAGAAGCTATCGAAGTGCTGGAAAAAGGAATGAAGGGCACTTTGGCCGATTACGAAATTGCTTCTGTCACCGAAACCGCACTCATGGATATATTCCCGTATGATGCCGAAGATGACAAAGATACGGATAAAACAGCCGACGCCAACAATCCATCCGTCCGCAAATTCTTCCAGTCCCTACCTGAAGGGTGTAAGACGGAAATCACCGTATCGGGAAAGAAGATCATCGTAGACAAGACCGGACGTGACATGGTTGTAACACCTTCTGGTGAAGGATGAGAAAGGAAACAGCTCGATGGATTTTGAATACGACATACCGGACTATGAACCGGATGAATACGATAATTACGATTACGAATGAGACATATAGAAGATCAATTACAAAAGTCAATAGTCAGATGGTTCGATTTGCAATATGCGAACCTCAGACACTTGCTGATACACGTTCCTAACGGAGGCTATCGCAATGCAGTCGAGGCGGCGAAGTTTAAACAAATGGGTGTCAGAGCCGGGGTCCCGGACCTCATTTTGCTATATCCAAATAAAGAACACCCGTTTATGGGGATCGAGTTGAAGGCCGGCAAAAACAGGCAATCCGTACACCAGAAGGAATACGAAGCTGAGTTTGGTCGGATCGGCGCCAAATATGTCGTTGTCCGTTCGATCGGCGAATTTATGAAAGTTGTGAATGAGTACTTAAACAACGTATGACGATGGAGAAAGAGATAAAAGAAATAAGCGATTATCTAAACACCACCTGCTCGAACAATCCGGCGGAAATACAAGAGCGCATATCCGTCATCATGGTCTACATGATGCGTACCGGCGAAATGCTCGCAGAGGCAAAAAAAATACTCCGGAAGAAAAAGTCTGACGAGATACAGAACATGATCATCCGGATAGCGAAAGAAAATTGCCTGTCGGCCAAAGTGCAGAATGCCTTACTGGATAGCATCGCGGAAGACGAATGCTATCTGGTCGACCGATTGGACCGACTCAATGCTTCTTGCACGCATCAACTGGATTCACTTCGAAGCCTGCTTAGTTACGAGAAGGAATCGCTTAGACTCAATAAGACAGGATATTGATAAAGTGGAGAAGAATTTATGATATGGCAACAAGGAAAGAGTTGACAAGCTACTTTCCCCATGACAGCAATGCAAGAAACTCTGACAAACTTATACGGCTTAGAATGCGGCATAAAGCTGCCGGTTACGGTGTTTACTTTATGATCCTTGAAAGATTAAGGGAAGAACCGGAATACACGAGTGTCAAAGATTATAACATGATAGCCTTTGACCTTCGTGAAGACACTTCCCTGATAAAATCAGTCGTTGAAGATTTTGGGTTATTTGTCTTTACCGATGACGGTAAGTACTTCTACTCCGAAAGTTTCAAACAAAGAATGGAGATTAAAGACGAACAAAGTAGAAAAAAAGCTGAAGCTGGAAAGAAAGGTCTTGAAAAAAGGTGGGGAAATAGCAAAAATATAGCAAATGCTATCGAAAATGATAGCAAAGCTATAGCAAATGCTACGGGAAATGATAGCAATAAAAGAAAAGAAAAGGAAAGTAAAGAAAAGTATCCTCCCCCTCTATCCCCCGCAGGGGGAAATGGAGGATGCGGAAATAATCTTTTTTCTAAAGATTCCAATACAGATGGGATAGAAAGAAACTTCGAAGGACTGACCAACAGGCTGAACAGATTATTTATCCCTCCAGACGAGTTCAACATCATTTGCCAATTGTCGAACAATGGAGAAATAGGGCATCCCATTTGGACCATAATCCAAGCTGCTGAACGAGGAGGAGCTCGGCTGCACTCTCCCGGCAAATATATTATTTCAGAACTCAAAAAAGCAATCAAGAAATGAAAATCAATGTTTTCAAAACTCAATGTAAAATAGGTTCATCTGTCAAATACAAACAGAAAACAAGAAAAGTTGTCGACATAAACCGAAGTACCAATGAGGTTTGTTTAGACCGCCGTCTGTGGGTTCGTTGTACAGAGGTTGAGTTATTAACATCGGAATAAAAAATATATGATCATGCAAAAAGACTGGAAATTAGAAGAAATAAAGCGTCTCGAAAAGGAACGCGACAGGAACTTGGCAATACACTGTAACTATGTGGCTGCCAAACATCAAAGACTGATCGACAGACTGGAAAAGGAAATCAATCAAGACACGAAACATTAATACATCTATAACTACCTAAAATTTAAAAACAATGAATGTTAACATCAAAAATTTAAACCTGTCGGTAATCATGCCGGCGATCACCAAGAGTGGCCAACCCGTATGTAACGACCGCGTACCATCTAAAGAGGACAAAGTAGAGCGCACCAGCGGACTGTATCTAATCTACGAAGACGGACACGTAGAGCCGTTTACCGGCGATAACTCCAAAGATTGTGTACGATACATCGGGTTGAAGCACGGATACATGTCATTTGCAATCTCACTGACGGAGCATGATAGCGTACAATTGCTTGACGATGATAGCCGTGAAGAATCCGGAAGTGGGACATATTACGAACGTGAATGTGATGCGCTGTTTGACATTGACGGACGCGGCAATACGGAACGCCTTGTAGCCAGAAATCCAAAGTTGAAAAATCTGCTGGAAGATGGCGAATACATCCCTTCGTTGGGACAACTCAACCTAATGGCGCATTACAAAGACAGCATAAACGATGCGCTTGAATACATAGGCGCAGAACCGTTAGTCTCCTCGGCGTGGTATTGGTCCAGTACTGAGTACAGCCAGAACAACGCATGGTACGTGAGCTTCTCCAGTGGTTACGCGTACAGCATCAACAAGTACGGCAGTAACAGGGTTCGGGCGGTGGCAGCATTCACTTTTAAACTTTAATCTTTTGGTGCGCTCCTTTTGGAGCGTGCCTTTAAAAATCAACATTACACAGAGAAGGCAATAAAAAAAGAAATCAAGATGGGACAAGTTAAAGGTTTTAATGACATAATTGCTGATTATTTGAAACAACGAGCAGAAGAAGATACCCTGTTTGCTCCAAAGTTTGCCAATCCCAATAAGAGTATTGATGAATGCTGCCGTTACATTTTAGGAGAGGCTCGTAAACGAGGAACTGCAGTTGCAATGAGTGACTCGGAAGTCTTTGGACTGGCCGTGCACTACTATGATGAAAAGGATATCAAGATAGAAAAAGTTTCTGCCGGTTGTTCTGTTTCTTCTTCTCAGAAAGTAAAACTAACAGAAGAAGAGAAGAAAATAGCCCGTGAAGTGGCTATCAAACGGTTAGCCGAAGAGCAATACCAATTGCTTAAAAAGAAGCCGGCGAAAAAGAAAGCAGATACAAATGTCCAACAAATGAGCCTGTTTTGATATGAAGCCGAGAACGAAATTGGAAAAGCTGGTGACGGAGTTAAGCGGAAAACTGCCTGCCATCACGAAGGAACAGGAAGACTGGGCCAAAAAGCATCTGTTTGACCATTTTGCCTACAAATGTAAGGATGAACTATGGTGTTCCGAATGTGGTAAGATGTGGGTCAATACGAGTAAAGATAAATTGGGTGACAAAATCGAATGCCCTTATTGCCACCATCAATTGGACGTAAAGGTTAGCCGAAAGCAGAAGATCCGTGAAGAGGCGTATATGTCCATCCTGCAAGTGAAAGGCGGGTTCCAGGTGATCCGACATATACTATGCTGGAAAAATGTTCGGAAGGAAACTTCTCCGGTGTATTATGATTTTACAGAAGTAGTTCAAGAGTGGATTCGTGAAGACGGAAAACGTACGATCATAGCCCGACCGATTAATATGGGCAGTAACGGATTTGTATATAGTTCACCTCTCAGTATCAAAGGAGAATATGGAAGTACCCCCTATAACTATTACGGTGATTTATATGCGATACATGGAGAGCTTTATCCAAGGAAAGAATTACTGCCGGAATTAAAAAAACGGGGACTGAATCGACGGTTCCCAGATGTAACCCCGTCGAAATTGATACGTGACTTATTGAAAGGTGGTAACGATTCGGAATTGTGTCTGAAGACCGGGCAAATCCCCATGCTGAAGCATATGTATAGAAACGGCTTCTCCCAACTTCGCTATAAACCGTCGTTCAACATCTGCAACCGCAACCATTACATCATTAAGGACGCTTCTATGTGGGAAGATTATATGTCTTTGCTGTCTTACTTTGGTAAAGATATGCGTAACGCCCACTATGTCTGCCCTAAGAACCTGAAGACTGTACATGATAAACTACTAAAGATAAAACAGGAACGTGAAGCCAAGTTGAGACAGGAAAGGAATCGAGCACAAGCTATCAGTAAGCGCGAAAAGTTAATGAAGGATATAGCCGGCTTCTACGAGCGGATGGAAAAGTTCTTCGGATTGAGAATCGAAGAAGAGGATATAATCATCCGCCCTTTGGAAAGTGTCACCCAGTTTTATCAGGAAGGTAAGGCCATGCACCATTGTGTGTATCAGAACGGATACTACAGACGGCCGGAATGCCTGATATTGTCGGCAAAGGACACGGCTGGAAAACGATTGGAGACGATAGAGGTAAACTTGAATACACTGGATATCGTCCAGTCCCGATCCTTCTGTAACGGCGTAAGCGAGTATCACGATCAGATAGTAAAACTGGTGAAAAAGAATATAAATCTGATTCGTCGTAAAATGATTGCATAAAGAAAGTAAAAAATGAGGTACGCATTAAGAAAGCAGGATAAGATTGCGGCTGCAATGAGTGAAGATTACTTAGCAAATCATATTCTAAAAAGCCTTGATAGCTTTTTCGCAAATGGCGATGATGACCAAATTATCGGAGCTATTGAGCTGGATGTCTATCAAACCATATCAGGAGAAAGCTACGCCATGTTAAGAGTAAATGACCTCGCAGACGATAACGCAATGTTGGAGTTTGCTGTAGTGGGTCAGCAATTTGATGTATTAAAACTGGCCTTTTTGGGCAGAATGAAAGGATAGAACAATGAAACTAAAAATCAAATAAATACAGGAGGTAAAGAAATGACAAAAATAAAATTGAATTGGGCATACGCAAAGGGCGAATTAGATACTGATACATTGGAGTTGGTTTGCATTCCAGCAAGAGGGAAGCGTGTGTTTGGTCCTGATGAATTGGACGCAGAACTTTGTATAAAGGACGGTATGAACTACCAAATAGCCGAAATCCATTTAGGCGATGTGGAAAGCTCAAATATCCTTTGCAAAGAAATCGCAAGACGATGGAACGAATTTGAGGAATGGCACGAGTGCAAAGAAAATACGGAAGATGTGCCGGAACGGAATACCCCATGCTTGCTAAGGATTGAGTACAAGGAAATATCTACTGGCATTATAGAAGTCGGTTATCTTACATCTGTCTGGGGTGAATACGGATGGACGGAAGATTATCTTGACAATTTCAATGAATCCGAATTTGAAGTTACTATCACCCATTGGAAGTATATAAACAAACCGAAAGGAGTTGAAGAATGAAAAAGGACATCAGGGAGGCAATAAAGGAACATCTTTATGCAAATGCGTTTGCAACAGACCCGAATAATCCGGGTTTTGTTGATAGGTTTTTTGAACACACTAAAGCTGCGGAATGGGGCGCAGACTGGCGCATCAACAGCGTATGGCATGATGTGAAAGAACTACCGGAAAACAATACGTGGTTTTTAGCACAAATCGGGAACGATTGTTTTGATACATTCACTATGAGAGTAGAAAGCGACAGATGGAAACAATGGTGTAAGGGAATGAACATAATTCGCTGGTCATACATCAAAGATTTATTGCCGAATATGGAGGACTGAATTTATGAAAGCAATAACAATTAAACAGCCGTGGGCAAGCCTGATTGTGTCCGGGCTGAAAGATATAGAAAACAGGACTTGGAGCTGTCCTAAGAAATACTTAGGTAAGAGGGTGCTGATTCATGCAGCAAAGACCTCAGTTAAGGAGGGATGGAGCGCACTTAACGGAATGCAAATAAAGAAAGTTTCCAAACACAAGGACAAACTTTACGGAGATAATGAAGATTTGCCGAAAGGTGCCATCATCGGCAGTGTCGAGATAGTCGATTGCGTTCAGAACCACCCCTCACCGTGGGCCGAAAAGGGCGTGTGGAACTGGGTGCTGGCTAACCCTATTTTATTCCCCGAATCAATACCGGCTAAAGGCAAGTTATCTTTCTGGGAATATGATAAAATTTTAGAACCTGTGTCTGATGACGATCATAAAATTTGCATGTGCCGTATATGCGTGGATGAAAAAGTTCAGGTGATGAGTATGGGGAATTATTTTGTATGTAAATATTGCGGTGGACGCTGGTATAAGTAAATCTATAACAAAATGGAATTGAACATTATGGATAAAACGAAATGTATCACTTTCGATCCGGCAGCACAGGAGGCTTTGCCGGATCATATTAAGGCTAAAATGAAAGCAGCTCGAGACAAAGCCAGATTAGAAGCATATCATAAGCAATGTCCTTGTTGGAACAGTCACAACGATAGTTGCTATGATGATAATTACCCTTGTGATAGAGATTGTGAGTATATGAAAAGTTTCAATTTAAAAATAATTGAGCTATGAAAACTTTAAAACAATGGGAAAAATCAGGCCTGGATTTAGAGGATTTTATTCATCCCGGAGATTGGATAAGTGAAGACCTATACAATTATATTGGAGAAATTGTTTGTCCGTATTATTGTTCAAAGGACTTAATCCAAGGAGGCGATCCAATTAAATCGGAAGATGGAGTATTGTTTTACTGTACCTGCCATCATACTGAAGATGATAGATATCTATATCTTGGTATTCTTCCGGAGTTTAAGCAGTAACTACTATAACTAAAGAGTCATGAAACTAACAAAAGAAGAAGACAAAGTTGTTTGCAAGTTCTTGAAGAATATTGCAGACGAAGGTGGAGAACAGTTATTA